ATTAAACTATAACTAAATGAGTCAACATTTTTTTTATTAGATATTTTAGATACTTTAACTATATTTTTAGAAGTATTAGACTTACTATTAGATGATGTAGGTGGAGGATGTGGCGGAGTTTGAGATCTAATATTTAAGTTATTACGATATTTATGTTGTCTTTTTACATCATTATTTTTTTTATATAAATTATTTAAATCTCTATAATAATTTCTATATGATGGTCCAGAACTATATTGATAATTGTATCTATGTCTAGGAGGATACCATGATGGTCCAGTAGGAGTTATCCAGTAAGATGGTCTAACTATAGTAGGATGAATTTTATGAACCATATGTGTATGTCTATGAATAGGAAAAAATATTAGAAGTACAACAATTATTAATAAAATACTAATTAAAATAAATAAATTATCCATTATAATTTATTTAGATAATTTATTTAATATCTACTGTTTTTTCTTTAGCTTCTTCTTGCTCTTCACCTTCTTCTTGTATAATGTCAGTTAGTAATTGTAAATTTTCTGCTTCTAAATCATCTGGTGTTTCTGGATCATCAATTGCAGTTGTAACAATTTTTTCTTGTTCAGGACTTTTAGACATTTTTAAATCGGGTTCTGGTTGAGATTTAGGTTCAGGTTGTTTTTTACTGAGAGGATTTATTGAAACTGATTTTGTACCAATTAAAGGTACAGTATTAATATCAGGAATACCATCATCATCTAATTTATCAGGTTTAAAACTAGCAGCTTCACCAAATGTAAGTTTTGGGCTACTTACTTTTTCTAATGCATCTAATAGTTCTGCCTCATCAAATTCTTCTTGTTCTGCCTCTTTTTCAAGTTTTTTTACATCTATTATATTTTCTGAAATAGCTTTATCTAGTAATTTATCTGACTGTTCTTGTGTCTCTTTAACTGAGAGTGAAATAGTAGGTTCTTCTTTAACTGTAGTTTTTTTAAGACTAGTTTGTGATTTAATAATAGCTTGTGGATCAATATCATCAAAATCTCTAATTTCACTAGAAGGATTCATACTAGATAACTGATCTATATTTTGATCAGTTATAATTCTCATATTAATATTAAGTGTAGCTAATTCTTGTATTAACAATTTAAAAGCATAAGGAATTCGAACTAGACTAAAGTTTCTACCATATTTAGTAATTCTGTCAATTTTTTGAGAATCAGCAATTTCACCAACAAACTTAACAGGACCATCCGCAAATGGACTAATAAATAGATTTAAACTATTATTATATATAGCGGTCATTCCAGTTAGATTACAAACAGCCATTAAATATTCATCACCTCTAACAAGCATTGATTCTTTTAAGAAATATGCTAAGCCATGAGCAACAATTGCATCTCTTTCTTGTTCTCCAACTCTGAGACCACCATCATTAGCTCTACCTTGAACTGTTTGTCTAGTTAAAACTGTTCTAGGACCTTTAGCTCTATAATTAATTTTATCTTTTACAATATGTTTTAATCTCATATAATATGTTGGACCTATAAATATATTCATTCTCATTTGCTCACCGGTTTCGCCATTATATAATATTTCATTTGCAGATGAATTAAAACCCGCATTAGATAATAATTTGCCAAAAGCTGAATATTTAGAACCAGTATTATTAAATGCTGTACACTCTGCAAAGGTACCATATTCTGCGCTCGCTTTGCCCATAACAGTTTCTAATAATTGACCAATAGTCATACGACTAGGAAGAGCATGTGGATTAATAATAATATCAGGTCTTATACCATCTTCAGTGAATGGCATATTTCTCTCATCTATAACTAAACCAATAGTACCTTTTTGACCGCATCTACTACAAAACTTATCTCCAATTGCAGGAATCCTCTCATCTCTAACTCTTATCTTTGCAAGTCTAAAACCTTCTTCGCCTTCAGTAATATAAGTTTTGTCAACAAATCCCATTTGACCTTTCTTAGGAAATACTGATGCATCTAGAGAAACATCTGGATTAGAAATATTAGTAAGCACTTTACCAATCATTACTTTTTTCTCATCAATTATAGTATTAGTTTTAATTAAACCATCTTCGTCTAAATCAGAGTAATCATAACCAGGTTTTAATCCAATAACATTGGTTTTTTCAATATTAACAAATCTAGAATCTATCTGTGAATTACCAACTTTAGAGCTATCCTCACGTGCTTCATATGTATTATAATAGGTATTTCTAAATAATCCTCTGTCAATAGATGCTTTATTAAAAAGAATAGAGTCTTCAACATTATAACCACCATAACAAGCAATAGCTACAATAACATTTATACCATAAGGCTGTTCTTCATTATTGATATATTTTAAATATCTACTTTTAATTAATGGTATTTGACCATAAGTAAGTACTAAAGAAGTTTTATCAAATCTAGAATTATAATTTGTATGATAGAGTGAAACAGCCTGTTTACTCTGTCCACAAGAGAATAGATCACGAGGTAAAGGATTATTTTCAGGAAATACAATTTGATTACCCATAACACCTAATATAAGAGATGGATGTATTTCCATATGAGTGTATGGGCGTTTACCTAAATCATTTTTATTTATACAAATTAAAGCAGATTCTTCTTCAGCAGTATCAATATATTCAATTACTGCTGATAATTTACTAAATTCTTCGCTAGTAGCACTAGGATATAAATCTTTATAATTAATATATGTTGTACAATCATTAACATTAAATTGTTCAACCTTTTTATTAAAACCACTAATTAAATCATTCCAAGAAAATTTATTAGAATTTATAATTTCTAGTATTTTTTCATTTACAATACTTGGCGTGCCATTATTAATATAATAGACAGGATGACACATACGACCTGAATCTGTAAAAATATTAATAGTTTGTAATTTAATATTCCAACTTATGCTGGTGTAAATAGGAATAATGGCATTTCTTCTACTAAAAATTAATTTATTATATGTATCAAGTGGATCAACAACAATACCAATCCAAGATCCATTAACAAATATTTTAGTTTTATCTCCTAGATAAGCAAAAGTGCATTCATTAAGTAATTCAATAGATGTATTAAGTTGTATCCATTTTGTAATTCCATATGATGAACAATTTTTTGTTATTTTAGAGAGAATACTCATATGTTTGTGAAGACCAATATTACCACCATCTGGTGTATCAACAGGATCAACAATACCCCATTGTGATGAATGTAATAAGCGTGGACCTACAACTTTTGCACTAGAATCTAGAGGTAAATTAATTTTTCTCATTATAGAGAGATATGAATTAAATGATAAACGATTAACATCTTGAACAACACCTAATCTTTTAGTATGAGTTTCTGATCCCCAATTTCCTTTAAATGCTTTTTTAAAACCTTCTTCGACAATTCTACTACTAAAAAAATCAGTATAATTGTTTTTAATTAAACTTTCAAAATTTTCTTGATAAATACCTTCTTTATAATAAAATTCTTTATCTATTTTTAAAAATATATTTCTTTGTTGTAAAGTATAGTATTCTCTAAATAGATCATATAATAAACTACCAGGAACTTCAACTCTTTTGTATTTAAATGAATCACGATCAGTAGGTTTATTAATACCTATAAAAACTTTAAGTAATTCTAAAACCATATATCCTATAAATGTTGCTTTATTACGGAAATTTAATTCGCCAATATTAGGTAATAAATAATTCATTAAAATTTCCATAACATGTTCGCGACTTTTACCTTTAGTAAAGGTACCAATATATTTAATTGCAATTTCTTGTGTAAAAATAGTTCCAGCATCATGAATAGAAGGAATAAATAAATCAATAAATTCTTTATTTTTTTCCATATTTAATAGACAGCAGTTAATAATATCTTTATCAGATATAACACCTAATGCACGCATTACAATAAATAATGGTATAGGTTTTCTTACATTTGGAATATTAACTACAATTTGATTATTACTATATTTTTCAGTAGGTGCAACAATTCTAATAGAAAAAGTACGTATAGGCTTAGATGCATCCTCTGAAACAGATCTAATTTCCGCAGAATGACTATATATTTCATTTACTTTATCTTTAATATATAACATATTATCAGCAAACTTCTCTTGAGAAATAATAGTTTTTTCTTTACCATCAATAATAAAATACCCTCCAAGATCATTTTTACACTCTCCCATAGTAAATCTTACTTCTCTGTCAAACCCATTTAAAATACATAAATTAGACCTAAGCATAATAGGAAATCTACCAAGAAAAATTTTATCTAATGATACTTGAGTAGTTACAGGAACACCATCACTATTTGCAGTAATAATTTCAACATCAACATCATAATGTATCGAAATACCATATGTAAAATTTCTTAAACGAGCTTCATTGGGATACATATAATGTTCATTATTTTCATCAAAAATAATGGGTTTACCAAAATAAATCTTTTCTCCAGTTTTTCCACCTAAATACAAATTCATTTGATATTTATATTCTTTTGTTTCAGGATCTTGTTGTTTAATAAATCTAATTGGATTTTTCTCTCTAAAAATTTGATGAATTCCTTTATCCATAAAATCATTATATGATTCAATATGATGATTAATTAGTGCTGTTGGATTATCTTCAAAATATTTATCTAATAATTTCCAAGCAGTTTCTTGATTCATTAGTTATATTATATTCTTATATTTTTAAGTATATAATATAAACATCATATCTATAATGATTTATTTAATTAGTGTGTTGATGATTAACACGTACAACATGTTTTGATTAAGTACTATTATTATTTACAGCCATAATCATTCCACCAAGAAGAACAGCTATAAGTAAAAATGGTATAACAAGAATAAACCAGGCTAGTTTAGTTAAACCTTTTTTGCATAAGAAATTTAATAACCATGCCCAAAATAACATATAAATTACTTTAAAAACTAAAACAACAGTTTTGTGTGACATTGTACATTTGTGTGAACCAATACATAATTCATTATGATTAGGATTTAATAAGTTCTGAATAACAACAATAATAACAGATACAAAAGAAATACCTAAATATACTTTGGCTGGTGTGCAATAATCTGCAAATGTTTTTGGAAATTTCATTATATAATTATATAAAGAAATTAATAATTATATCTGCTGTTGATCTTGATGCCAAGGCACTGGAGAAGGTAGAGGGCGTTCGCCTTGATATTGTCTCCAAAGATTTTCTGCACCTCCTAAAGTACTTCTATAAACATTTACTAATGGTTGAGGCCAAGGAAAAGTACTTGCAGAACTAGCAACACCACCTGATCCACTACCACCATTGCCATTGCATTTGGCGCCACCATTTTGGCGATAACGTCTACGTCCTCCAACTAAACCTTGATTATCTCTAAATGGATGCTGAGGAGATGGAGAAACCATTCCGGGATAAGGAGGTGTACCACCTACCCCAATAGGAGTACCTAATTTAAAAAAATTTCCTCCAGTAGCTCCATTCCACTGTTTTCCTGCAAATGGACAAGCACCTTTACCATAACCACCTTTTTGTACACGTCTAGTCTTTTTATTATGTTTTCTAGAATGTTTACCTCTGGTTTTGCGTCTGTGTACTCTTGTGTGATGCTTTCTCATTTTTGGGTGTTTTTTATGACTTTTTCTATATGCCATTATATATTATTATAAGAAATTAATCTAAATCAACGTGAGTTAACATATGTCGTCTACAACAATATTTATTTAATTCTAATTTATCTAAAACTTCACCTTCAGGTGTTTTTTGAATATTATCTTGTGTCAAATAAATAACTTTATCTACTTCCATATCTTTTTCTGCTTTAATTTTACGTACCTCTTCTTGATAGTATCGATATTTATCAGCTAATACTTCACCACAAGTAAAACATTTTACTGGAATAATCATATTTATTAATATTAAATATAATATTATTAAATCAATTTTTTTTAAAACTAAATTATTTTGGACATTTTTCACTACCATCAAAACATTCACCATTATGTTTCCAAAATTTTACATTTATATGTTTGCCATTTTTAGTTAAATATGTTGGACCTTGTCTATCTCCAGGAACACAATCTTTATTATTTATTAATATACAACAATCTGGTATATGACATCCACGTTTTCCTAAATTTTTACAATGTTTTCTTAAAACATGTGGTTGGGATTGATGTTTTTTACAAAAAGTTTTCTCAATACTATCATTTGCATTTTCAAATGTATCTATTTGCACCATTCTTTTTGGTTCATTATTATGATAATATGGTGGAACATCTTTAAATTTATCATTAAAAATAGAAAATATTGCTAATGTCCCAATTAATAAAATAGCTACTAGTATAATATAAATAAAATTTTTTATTAAAAAATCCATTACTATATAATATCTAAATATATAATTTGTTACATTAATTCATACCCATTTGTTACTTTTTTACTTTTAAGTCGTTTATTATTTTTATGTATGTCATTATGACAATCTTCACATATATTTATTAAATTAGCTGAATGATCTTTATGAAAATTACTATCATTTGTATTGATAAACCCATTTACTGCATTTTTTTGATAATCTAAATGATGTATTTCCGTCGCTATTTTTTTTTTACATTTTTCACAAAGACCTCCTTTAATTTTATTACTATTATATTTACTTGTCGATTGGTTAAGTATATTTTGATAAACTTTATTATATTTCATGCGTAAATCATGAGCTCTTACTAAAAAATTATCATCTAAATCAAGAGATTTACAAACTTCTAATCCATACATACTTTCACCTGCACCTAACTTTAACTTTCTATCATAAACTAATTTATTTGTCGATTTATCATATATTACTGACATATGATACATTTTCATTTTATCTAAATTTTTTACTTCTTCATAATTAACAATTTCATGAAAATGTGTAGCAAATAAAAATGTACATTCTCTCTTATGTAATACTTCTAGACCAGTAACAAATATACTTAATGCTGAATCACTTTCAGTTCCTGAACATAATTCATCTCCTAAAATTAAACTATTTGTATCAGCCAACTGTAAAATCGTTCTAAGTTCAATCATTTCTACTGCGAAAGTTGATAAGCCTTTAAAAATATTATCATGTCCTAATATTCTAGTAAATAATGTATTATATGGAAAAAATACAAAACTATCTGCTGGTACATATAATCCAGCTTGTGCCATAATAATTGCAATACCAATTGCTTTAATAAAACTAGTTTTACCAACTGCATTTGTACCATATAGTAAAATTCCATTTGTTTCATCAGATAAATCTAAACTATTTGTTACATAAATTTCTTTTGTATTAATATGCTCAATAAGAGCATGTCTTAGCCCTGTAAAATTCACATATGATTTGTTAGACTCTTTAACAATCGGTTTTTTGTAATTAAACTCTTTCGCTAAGTAACATTTACTTTGTAAAATATCTAATTGAGTTACAAAGCTAATAATATAATTAAAATTAATATTAGAAAAACTATCGATAAATTTATAATAATATAATTCTAATGCAGAAATAAGATCATTTTTTGCTGTATTAATTAATGTACACATTTTACGAATTTGCTGATTTGTAATTATCATTGTACTTTGATTACCTGTAGTCGCACAATAATCAATATCACTAATATTAAACTGAAATTCCTCTTCACTATTAGAAAAATTAGAATAATATCGTAGAGTAATTTCACTATTTTTTTTTATATCTTCTTCAAGTGCTCGCTTTAAAAACGTAATACGTCGTTTGGTAGCTTGTAATGTTGCATCATTTTTTGCTGTTTCATGAATTTTAACAAATTCTGTAGTTTTTGCATTTTTTTCATTTTGTTTAATTAAATTAGATAAATACTCTCTAATTGCTTCTAACTGTTTACCACTCTCTAATGATAACTTATAATATTTATCAATTTGACTATCTAGTTTTAAATTAATGTATAAAATCTTTTGGATATCAATATTACCTAATCTCTCTTGCGATACATCATCTATAAATTTTGCTCTATCAATATCAAATGTTGAATCTATAAGACTATTTATCTCTCTCGATATAGTTTCTATATTATTAAATTTTTTAACATCAGTATTATTTTCAAAATAGTCTACTAATTTTTTGTCTTTTTTACAAACTTTATAGAGAGAAATAATTGTCTTAATATTTTCATTTAATTGACAAAAATCTTTCGGTGTAATTTTCTTCATAATTAATTTTCTTCTTAGTTTTTCAATATCTTTCATATTAGATAAGTTGTTTCTATAGTGTAACCAATCGGTTGTTAGTAAATGTTCAGTAATACTATAAGATGTATTTAAATATGCAACATTAGTAGTTGGATTGAGTAAACTATATGTAAATTCTCGTTTGCCCATAGGAGTTAAACAGTTATTAAGTAAATTACTTACACATCCATATTTACCATTATGTCTACTATCTGATATCATATTTAATTGTTTAAGCGAATGATTTGCCAATATTAAACGATCAGTATAATTTTCATAAAGTGGTTCAGATATTTTATTAACTAGATTAGGATTATGTTGAAATATAAAATTTAATAAATATATGTAAGATTGAACTGCAATACAGTATTGTTGTAATCGATTTAATATGTTTTCACTATTACTATTTTGATAAAAACGATCTATAACTTCTTTTTGATATATCTGTTTTTCAGCATTTTTAATCTGCTTATTTAAATTTTTATCATATAAATCTATTTTATGAATTTTATTAGAATTAATTTGTGTAAAATTAATTATATCATTAACAATATTAACATCTAAATTGGAAATAATAATACACTCATTAGGATTATAAATAGATATATATCGTTCTAATTCATCATATGTAGCTGGATTATGTTTATACGGTTTTGTAAACTCAAAAATAGAAGATTTACCTGTAAAAATATCTATATTAGAAATTCCAATTGTAATTTCATCTATTTTTGTTAATATATTTTTACTAATATAGATCCAAATACAAGTTATATTATTTGAAAGTTCGCACGTTTCATTTGAAAAATATGTTCCTGGAGAGAAAATACTAGATAGACTTCTTGTAGTATTTTTACTATTTGTGTCTTGTGTATATACTGGAATAGTGTATCCATTTTCCTGCATTTTTCTAACATATTTTTCTAATTGTGGTAATCCAAATCCTGCCATAACCACTTTAGCTTTCCCTACACAAAGATTTTTACGACTAACTGTCATTTCATTAATTTCAGCAAATATAACAATATCACTTCCATATATTTTATCATCTTTATCAAGTAGACCATATGCTTCGAAAAAAGAACCTACTTGCATTAAAACTAAGGTTTTCTCTCCATACTCTTTTTTATATTTATCAGTTAAGTCAAGATATTCTTTAACAATTGTCATTAATTTAATACGGTAATATCGTTTTAAATTAATTTTTAAAATATCTAGATTACTTGCATGCTCCCCAACGTTTCTCATTTCTTGCAGCATTATTACAATTACCAAGTGCTTTTTCCTCTCCTTCTGGTCCTATACCCCATCTCTGTGTTGGTTTATCTCCGCAAAATGCCCAAACCGTTCCTTGATATGGTTTGCAAACTGGATAAACTACTGGAGGCGGCGGTGGTGGCGGAGGCTCTTTTACAATAGTATTAGGTAATGTATATCCTCTAGATACAACTTTACGTTTTAAAGTTGGACTAGTCCAATATGATGTTACTAATTCACAATTAGATATATCACTTACACCGCAATTGTGATAATTCTTTCCTTTTTCACTTTCTAGTAAATCAAAATAGTTCATTATTCCACTTTTTACGTTTTTTGGATAATATTTTTTGAATGTGCTTTTGCAAGATTCTAATGAATCAACTGAGGCACTGGAATGTGGTGTTTGACTAGTAATTTTACACTGTAGCCCTTCTGGAGTTCCCTTCCAGGCTAGTGGAGGTGGAGGTAGATGAATTGCTTCAGAATGGTATATATAATCTTTTAATTCATTAGAATTAATGTCTGTCATTTCTTCAACATATAATTTATTATTTGATGCATATATAGAGCAGAAAATAATTACCGCTACTAATAGTAAAATACAAGACATATTAGTAGAATTTTTAATTTTTTTAAACATAATTTTATATAATATTATATAAAATTATTATAGATAATATTATCTTTTATATTTTTTAGGTTTATGACTATGTTTTTTACTTTTATGACTATGTTTTTTATATTTTTTACCGCCTGTAGTACGATTTTTTCTACCTCCAAATTGTGATAATACTAATGGTCTAAAGTGTGGTAATTGGCAAGTAGGGGATGGTACAGTATTTGGTGGAGCAGGATTTGGTGGACCAGGCCAATAAGAACTAGGTGTGGGATTATTTGGTACAAGACATCTATTACCACCCCTTTGATATCTTCTAGTTTTTTTACCACCCCGAGAAGTATTACATGCTGTTCTCTCTAAACTTTTATAAATATTTGGATTGCAATTATCTAATTGTATTTCTGATTTATATGACATATATATATAAATCATATAATTATAATATTTATCTTCTTGATTTACGGCCACCACGGCGTGATTTACGGCCACCACGGCGTGATTTACGGCCACCACGGCGTGATTTACGACCACCACGGCGTGATTTACGGCCACCACGGCGTGATTTACGACCACCACTAGCACCAAAAATACTATGTAAAAAATTTCGTTTACCGCATCCTTTTTT